GGAACCAATCAAGAACAGAAAGATCACCCGTCAGAATGGAGTCTTCTGGGTGCTCAAGGTGTGTGTTTTTCATACTGAAATTATGGCATAAAAAAAGAGGTTTTGCAACCTCTTGTGTGACAGTTCAGGAACTGGTCCTGACTTTGAATTCTTGATTGTATGCTTTGATAGCATATTCACGGTATTTCTTTAAGAAAGGAAGAACAATCTCCCAACCATTCTTAAAATCTTCTCCCAACTTTTCTAATTCAAATTGATGAATAGACCAACGAACTTTTATGTCTTCAATGTACTGCTCTCGGGTGAGAATAGGAGTTGGAGCAACAGGAACGACAGTATCAGGAGTGGTAGCAGCAGAACGCTTGCGACGTGTCAAATTGGTTTCTTTGTTTTGGACTCTTTTAATATAGGGCATCGGTTAGAAAATTGCAAGGGATAGTGGACAGTTCAATCAACTGTCACATGAAAAATTTTTCAACTCCCATAGGATTGCCAAAAGAATAATCATAGTCTAGTGCATTTGCACAAACATAATGCGGATGATCTACACTTACACCTAATCTTTGACATAATTCCGCATGATTGTCTTCCATAAGTTCTACCGCATACAGCATATTGTTCAGAACATGATGTAAATCATGATATTTTACCAATTCATCGCGGAGAGCGACCATGAAGTTACCTGAGCCAGCAGAATCATCGATAAAAGTGCTCTTTGCATCTTTTAGCATAGATTCAGGGATATTTGATACCATTTCTGCACAAATGTTTGCAGGGGTAAAAACTTCGCTGGTTGCATTGATTCTTTCATCTGATCTTTCGACCTGGGAACCAACATTTTGATTGTGTAAGTTTCTCTTCATCAGATAACATCGGGAATGGTTTTGAACAACTCTTTGGTATTTGCATTAGAGATCCTATTCTTAATAACAATCTCATGAACTTCAAGAGTTTTTATATACTCAGCAAGTTTCTGACTCTCTTCTTCCGATGAAGTTTTGAGAATGATAGCAGATCCACTGATTGAATGATCGTAGGGTTTAACATAAACTTGACCCAGACCTTTTCCACCGTATTTACTATTCATAACAACTCCGTGCTGATTTACACAACAAACGTGCTGATCTTTCTTGACATTTTTTACAATCATATTGTCCCCACCTTTAGCACCCATGGTAATAATCATTGGACAATCTCCATCATCCAACTGATTGACATTTAGGGAACCACGTTGATACCGATGTGCCAAATTATTAGGAACTTCAGATACAAAATCAGGATTAGTAAAACGAATGCAAGTATCTTTATTGACGACAAATTCCTTGACAGTACCATCAAGATATTCAAATTTTGTTGGTCCTTTATATCCACGCTGCCAGGTACAAGTGCAGGTCTCTGTCATCTGAATACTGGGAAAAGTGTCGTTACTTAATACTTTGATTGACACAACTCCAGGGGTTGAGAACAACTTTCTGCGGAACTTAGATTGCATTTTTGCAAAATGATTAGTTCTAATTACTTCGCAAACATAATCAGATCTTTCCATTGCATCCATATAAAAGATGCTATCAAGAGATTTTGCACACCCACCAGTTATTGCACCTGTAACACTAGAAGTGTCGGTGTAGGGAGGATTTCCAGCGCTGACAGTAAAGTGCATTTTCTTTATCTCTTCGTAGGTCCTAAGGTTAATTTTATCAGAAATTTGACAGATTGCATAGGCATGAGTCTTGTCAGTTTCCCATGCCCAGATGTTTTCAGGATTCCAACCTTTCTTCTTAATTGCTACAAGACTATGCAATCCCGTAGGGTCACAATCAATACAAAGTTTGTCGGATTCAGATTCAAATTGCGGAATCATTCGCATCAATTCACTGATAGGAAGAGGAAGTTGATTCTTACGAGTTGTAGAGAGATCTTCAAGGGCAATACATTCATCTTTTGAAATTGCATGTTGAATCTCAGTAATACAAGTTTCAACACGTTTTTTCCAAGATTTTGGAATAATCTGGTTTTCCAAACATTCACTAATGATGCCATCCTTATCCAGTGTATCTGGTATATAGTGCTCCGAATTAAGGATTTGATTTACAGTTCTGGGAGCTGATCCATCACGAATCATGTGAAAAATAACCAAACATACACGCTCTGTATATGCTTTGATTGTCTCCATCTTTTGCTCTATTTCATCCTTAGGATACTGAGTGGGAAACTTACCTTCTGGGTTGGTAATTCGAGAGATATTACTTTCACCATTCATTCCATTGCTATTGACGGAAGTTGCAGTAAATGATGAAGGTTCGGAAGATTGTTGATACTCAGAGAAATATAGTTCATTGAGTTTATCTACATCAATCCGCGAACAAATTCCAGATGCCAATGACATCGTGTTTCGCAAGTTAGAAGCAAGAATTTCGTTTATCCGTTCTTGACTTATAGTTTCATGCCCATCAACATATTCAACAATCGATGCAAAATCAAGAAGATCATACTCTGATTCTGCAATCTCAGGGTTTAGATCACACGCAGTAAAGTAACTGTCGCGTATTTCTGTAACACAACGCTCTGGACAAAAATCAATTATGTTCCATTGATTTTTGTTGGTAGAACCACCACGATATGCAAATTGCACCCACCTTTCTCTGGATTTACTTCCAGCACAATTCATCACTGTGTCAATCTTTTCTGCTGTCAGACCGAGAACATTAGCATCAATCGTAATGATGACACTAGACGGATGATTGTCGATGTGGTTCTTGATAGAATTAGCATCTTCTTTAGTGTCGCAAGTGACCACCAAAGGTGCAAATCTGCTGCTTCTAAGATACTTTGCAAACAAATGACATGCAGCAATAGATGGTAAACGCAGCATCATGTGCTGAGTATCCTTCAAAAGTTTTTTCTTAAAGTGCATTCCATCTTGAACAAATGTCTTGGAATAAAACTCATCTACAAGAATGGGTTCGTTGAATTCATCTTTGTCTTCATTGACACGGAAGATGTTATCGAAAGCATCAGGATCATCACCATAAACTTCCTTAAGTTTATCCGCATTGTATTTGACAACAATTAAATTCATCAACGGAGAGTTTTCATATCCCGGAACACCTTGAAGTTTATGAAACTGTTCGTCAAAGTAAGTGTAAGTATATCGAGAACTATCATTGAATTGATCAAACATTTTGTATGCAGTTCCAGAAACATAAAGAATCTTGGATTCGGGGAACTTTTTACAAAGAGATTTCCAGGTTTGACCACCATAACCCTCATGACATTCATCAAATACGATGAGATCAATGTCGCATGGAAGTTTTGACCAACGATGTTTGGATTGTGCTGTGGAAAAGAGTACAATCTGCTTATCTGTGGTCAAATACTTCTCAATATCAAAGGAAACTTCATTGATGTTTTTGTCGCGAATATCGATGAAGATAAGGTTTTGGAAGTTTTTGAAATTCTGAGTGTCATCTTCCCATGATTGTTTTGGAGAGTTGCGATATGACATAACCAACGATACTTTTGCATCGCTGGCAGCAATAGCAGATAGAACCATGGTGGATTTACCAGCACGGCATTTTGCAAACAAAAGGAACTCTTTCCAGCGTTCCCAATTAGACATAATTTTGGAAACAAAATCCTCCTGGTGTTTCTTCAGAGTTCTTGTTTCTGCTACTTTCTCTGCTTTTGCTTGCTTACTTGCCTGCCAAGCATGAAGTTCGCGTACAGCATCTTCTACAGTAATATACAACCACTCCCGTTTTTTATCATCTCGCGTTTTTGGATACCCGCGAGGGATTAACCATTCATTGCGAAATTCATGATCAGTACCTTCAACTTCAAATACACCTTTACACATTAGTGGTTGAGGATTAGATGTGGTATCTTGCTGATCAATACGTTCAGGTGCTTCTTGCTCAATAGTTTGTCCAATTTTAAGCATTGGAGTGCGATTCAGTTGAAGTTGATCTTCATACTGTGCAAGAGTTGAATAAAAATAAATTAGTTGTTCGGTGGCAGTCATAGTTTGACCTGAGATAAAAACATAATACAACAAAACACCACCTCAATCAAGAGGTAGTGTGACACTTTAATTCACTGTCACAAAGGCAACTGAGAAACTGATTTTTTGCTTGCATACTTATCAATGAAATTTCTTGCAGATTGTTCATTTCTACATTCTTTAAGTATTCTTCCTTGATGATAAATTGCAAGTTTAGTTTTGCTATTTGCTAATGGTATCGCAGCAAATCCTCTCTTATCAATAAATCCATGCTCAGACTCATCGTAAAAATTTGCAATTTGTTTCCATTCTTTAACTTCATCCATTCATTACTTCCTCACTACACTATCAAGCATTTCACCTTTACCAAACACAGTATCAACAACAGTATTCAATGTTCGAGCAGTAGAGATACCAACCTTAGAATATACAGGGACAACACAAAGCCCAAACTTTTTAGATTCTCCACCCTTGCGAAGAACACGACCAATAGATTGAGTCATCTCAATCACATTCATATCGCGAAGGAAGATAACAGTTTCAAGTTCACTGACATTGATACCTTCTGACAAAATAGAGCGATGTAAACATACAAACTTTTTATCAGAATCTCTACCCCATGTGTTTAGGGTATTGAAAAACTCCTCACGATTAACTTTCTTACCATCTACAACTGCACCAGTTTTGGATGTAATGTAAAGGTAAGAATATCCACGATCATTTAGTTGAGAAGCAAAATCTGTTTGTGACATCAACATCATCAATTGGCGTGAGGTCTTAACACAAACTAAAATCTTGCTACTTTCAGTGTCATCAATGGTGTCCAACACATTGTCACAATCCTGATAAAGAGAAATATCTTTGTTTGGTAAGACATCAAACTTTATAGTTGTAACTTTGGGCGGAATAATATATCCACCATCAACTAACTCAGGAGCAGAGACTCTACAAATAATATCCCCATAAACCGCAAAATCATTCATTCCTGGTTTATTGATAGTGACAGAAGTTCGACGAGTTGCAGTGAAGAAGTAGCAACGATTTGCTTCGTTAGCAAAGAACTCAGTTGCAGGAAAGAAGTTACGTTGAACACTGTTATGTGCTTCATCAAAATAGATGTTGTCCACCTCAATATCTGCCTCCATGATACGATGGAGAGAATGGTAGGAGGTGAAGATGATAACATTCTCACCTTCTGCGCGAGCAGTATTAGCAAAGACATAAATGTCATCTGCTTTCGTTGTAGAATAGTGAGATGTTTCACCACTATGAACGTGCATCACATGCGTGTGAGTTGTATCAATCAACTCAAGGAATTCAGAGCACAGTTGTTCTGCCAACAGAATACGTGGAGCAACAACAACTGTCGTCATTCCGTTGTCGATGTACTTACAATTCTCCACAACATCCTGAATC